TAAGTAGACTAGATCCTTGCCAGTGACCCAGACTCGAGCTCCATCTTTTTCGTACTCTGTCCAATCCCAAGTACACGGTGCTTCATCCATGTACTCCAATACATAGGCCAGGCCAGAACAACCAGTGGTCTTGACCCCGACTCGTACGCCCACACCCGAACCGCGTTTGTCAATGTTGCTGACAATTTTTTTGGCTGCTGTTTCAGTTATTGTTATCATGTTTTTTCCTATCTTGATTCAATTACAAATTCTCTCTTGTAACCAAATTGGTTACAAGCCAATCGACGGCTTTGGCTAAGCTACGACTATTAGAATCTGACATCTCTTAACCACGAAATCTCATACCAATTGTCGCCATGTGTGTTAAATTTTTGATTTACAGTTAGCCAGAATTCAACTTCATCTAAAAAATAAGATTTAGTAGATGCTTGTATATTAGCATCCTTTTCCCATAATGCTTTTATCTTTTTATACAATGGATCCATATAAACTGATGTAGCGTGTGACAGTTCATAATCCCAATTTATTCTTTCATGCCCAAAGTGACTTAAAAGTTTTTGTGTGAACTTGACCGATTCTCCGTGATTACCTGTCAGAGGTATCCAATCAATTAAATTAATTCTGTCTTTGTACAAAGTTGTGAGTGCTACACTGTGTTCATCTAAAAACGGTACCTGAGCCAGCATCTCCCCAAATCCATCGTGTTCCATTAAAAGATCAACAGTACCAGTGTGTATCAAGAATTCAGCTATGCCTTTATGCCGGCGTTTAACAGGATCCATGCAATAAGAAAATGCGTGATCTTTTTCCCAGTCAATATTTTCGTACTTTTCTGTTTCCCAGCCTGCTACTTCAGTAAAGTTTCTATAAAAAAACTCGCTGCCGCACTTTAATGTTCTAACATAGACTAGATTTTTCCAACGAGCACAGTCGACGTATATTTCTTTTCGTAACTGTTTGTTTTGGTCAAAAAATCTATGGTCGCTAAATTTTTCAATCATTTTAAATTCTTTTTGTTGCGCATCAAGACTGATGCTTTGATCTGTAGTCTGCTATTGCAGCTTTGATAGCATCTTCTGCAAGGATGCTGCAATGTATCTTAACCGGCGGGAGTGCGAGTTCTTGAGCGATTTCAGTATTTTTAATTGTCGCTGCTTCGTCAAGAGTTTTGCCTTTGACCCATTCAGTAACCAATGACGAACTGGCAATGGCCGATCCGCAGCCGTATGTTTTGAATTTTGCATCTGTAATAATACCATCTTGTACTTTGATCTGTAGCTTCATTACATCCCCGCAAGCCGGTGCTCCCACCATGCCTGTGGCAACATCAGTATCATTTTTATCAAACGACCCAACGTTTCTTGGATTTTCGTAATGATCTAAAACTTTTTCGCTATATGCCATTGCTGTTTCCTTGGTTTTTTATTTTAAGCCCATTTGCCGGCGAATTTCAGTTCCTGAAATTTTTGTAATTTCTTCGTCGAAAGTTTCTTCCCCGGAAGTATATCCTACACCTCTACCCCAACCAATGTGAACAATGTTGGGTACAATCTGTATATCATACTGTCCCTGATATAAAGGATCCAGATCACGACGTATACGTTGTTTGACTTCTTCTAATCCGAAAGGGTTTGATCCTTGCCAACCTTGCACATCTCGAATTTGAATTATTACCTGCCCGGTTTTTTCCAAAAGTCTTTCAAACAGAGCACGATGTCCCGGATGCCAAGGTTGCCAACGTCCCAGCATCTGTACTGTTTCCTTTCGCCAGTCAAACACAGGACGGCGTTGATTTGATAAAATATGATCTGCTATATAAACTGACCATTTTTCTGCGTTTTGTTCTGTGATACGAAAATCATAAACATCAGGTGATACAAATGCCCGGTTGGTATCTTCAAAACGACCTTGTTCGATAGTATCTACCCAGATGGTCCAGTCGGCTTTGAAATTGTGTCGCATTTCCGGTAATGGTGCTACAAAATCACAGATCACATAGTCAGCCTTGGATTCTTTGGCTAATGTATCCATCCTAAGACTCTGTCTAATACGACCAGTTTCGCTGAAATCCCAGTCATTGAACTTTTTTCTAACTTCGTCTGCATTAAACCAATCTACAGAAATTCCGTAACCTTCATTTTTTATGTCTTCAATATGTTGCTTGATAGCTGTTGCCAGTGTGGTTTTTCCTGCACCAGGTAAGCCCATGATTAAAATACGCTGTGCCATATATGATCCTTTTATTCTGGAATTAAAACTGCTCGATTACACTGACAAACACTATCCCAGACATTAGACCATTGATAGCCTTGAGGAGCAGTCTGACTACCGGGGTTAATTGCAACCGGAGGTGGTGCATAATAAACTGGCGGTGGGGGGTAGTAAGCAGGTGGTGCATAATAAACTGGCGGTGGTGCATAATAGGGTCTTGCCAATAAACCGCCAATGACAGCGCCACCAAGAAAAGCACCGCCGTAGGCCCAGGGATTATTATAGTAACCTCGATTATAACCGTAGCCGCCGGCCGAAGCAGAACCTACAACAAAGAATGATAAAATTATCGAAAGTATTATACGTTTCATATTGCTACCTTTTCAAAGAGTATGTGTATTTAATATTGTAGCAGAGTCTGCGGGTATTAGTCAAGACTTTTGATAAATTGGTCTATTAGTTTAACTGCTTCGGCACTGATTACAATTTCGTAATGATTGATATACAGTTCCATCAATTGCATGTCTGATCTATGACGCATACTGGATACTGTAACTACCCCATCGTTGGGTTGTATGATCCACGGACTGTCCCCTCTGGTAGTAACTACATTTATCCAAGGATGTTCGATTGGTATCAAATTGGAATCTTTTATTGGAGTACTGCCCGGTCCAATGTCTCTTAAGAGTCTGTTAAACGGCAGAAAGTACTTGGCGTAATCAGCTGATTCTGCTCCACCATATGGAGTACTTAAAGTAATGGCTCCCAGGGCTCGATCGGCAAAGTGTTGAGCTAGGTACACAGCATAAATGCCGCCAAGACTATGACAGACAAAGATCATGTGATCCTTTCCGTCTAATTGTTGCTTCATATCAATAAGATTTTGAACAAAACCATTGTTGCTGTTGTATTCAATTAGAGTTTCTTTATGACCTGTGATATGACTACGAATATAATTAAAACTATCGCTGGTGGCACTAGCACCATGAATGTAAACTATATTCATCAATACAGTTATTTGATCGCTCGTTTGGCCATTCGATCAACCGTGGCTCTGGCCTGATCAACCGACATAGTGGTAGAAGATTCTTCAGTACCTTTAAATATAATTTGTTCGTCATTGACATCTGCAATAACATTGCTTAAAGGTTCCTGCTGTGCCATCTGTATCAACTGTTGTGATGTGATACTGATGCCCATATTAGCTGCTAATTTGATAAAAGCCTCAACTGATATAGAATTTTTAGCATCTGTATCTTTGGCTCGTGACAAAAGGAATTGGCTTAATGCAACCAATTCCTTTTTATTGTCAAGTGTATCAAATTCAAACAATAACATTATCGTAAACGACGTTTTTTGGCTATACTTTCGTTGACGTCACGACGCTCTCTACCTAAACCAGCACCGTCTAAATCTTCATCTTCGTCATCACGTGGCGGCATTTCGGCATCAACATCTACTTCAGCGTCGATATCTACGTCGGCATCCATATCGTTACCTAAGTCAGCAGCATCTTGCCCGGGCACAATCGGTGCCTGACCAGTTAATGCTCCCTGAGCTACTTCCATTTGTGTTTTGCCTTGCTGTACACTGGTCAACAACTGTGTCAAGGCAGCCGAAGCAGCACCCTGAAACTGTGTGGCTTGATCAATACCCATGTCATTCTTGATAGAATCTGTCAAAGCTGGCAAGTCCTTGAACTGCATCTCACTGATTTCTTCTAGCATTTTTTGAATTCGATCAATCATGTCTTGTGCGGCCAGCACAACCTGTGCCGACTGCAGATCACTTTCTTTTAGACTACGACGCATGTGACGTGATTCTTTTGGCATGTTTTGACTGGCAATGGCTGCCACAGTCTTTTGCTCGTCTGGAGTCAGACTTTGACCGGACTGTGCTTTTTTCATAGTCTGTTGAACTTTGGGATCTTTGGCACTGACCGGCATCATTACAGTGGGTTCTTGTTCGCGTATTTTTTTACGCTGACTGCCGAGATGACTACGAAGTCCTTGCTCCAACATGATCAACTTGAGATAACCGGGGTCTCGCTCGCTGCGATGAAATTCTGGTTTTACTCTGTGTTCGCTAATCAAGCTCTGCACACGTTCCAACATAGAGCGTGTTTGAGTAGTAGACAATTTTGAAAAGGAAATTGTCTGCCCCAAGCGACTTTCCATAACTTGGGCTATTTTATCTTTGTGTTGTAGTGCGTCTAGTTCTTGCAGTTTCATCGCAATTAAATCCTTTTGTCTGCCAGTATTTAGCCGAATTTACACATTTGGTCAAACGATTTTCCACCTGTTGTAAATTAGTTTTTCTATGTGAAATCTTTAGCGCAGCCAGTTCTTTTTGCAGAGGGTCTTTCATCTTCTTCATCTGATACTGTCTGACCACCACTGTATTAGCTAACGCAGCACGTTCTTTGTCTAATTGTAAAATTTTGTGTGCTAATTCAAACTTGTGATTATAATCAGCAATACACCAACTGACTGCTGTTCTTAGAGTCGATAGCAACAGAGGATCTTTTCGATCTCTGTAAATTTTGTAGGATCCTTCGACAATTTTTTCTATTGTGTAGAGATCAAACAAGTAATATTTTCCATGAGATTTATATATTAACAAACCGCGAAGATTATCGAGGTCTTCCTCGATAAGCTGTTTCAAGCGGTCTACTGCAAAATCTTTCATTTAAAAACGTATTGCACTAATAAAAATGCAATTATAGTGGTTAATATACCAATCAATCCCATACCCCAATTGAGTATGCGATCATTTTGTTTTTCTGACATGACTTCTACCATGTTTCTAACCTGTGTTAAGGTGCTGTTGACCGAGGAGATTTTGGATTCTACATTTTCTAATTTCTCTTCTAAGAACCTATAGCGTTCGGCACACAATTCAACATGTGCTTCCAAACTTTTTTTCTCAATATCTGTTGTGTCGGACACGGCATTATCCTTTTTTACAGAATATTTAGCAGAATAATGTCAAAAAATATGTTAACACCCGGTGACAACATCTGATCTGTCATTTCAGTTTCATCTAATCCTGTCAACATAGGAATCATATTACTGTCATTGATTAAGGCACCAATAGGATTGTTGTCGGCAGCTACTGCTCCTTGCTGTTCTACAACAAATTCAAAGACCCAAGCACAACGGTCGTTGTGCGTTATTTTTACAGGTTCTATAATGTCTACCGGCAGAGCACGTAGGCTGATCAGTTGATTAACAGTTTCCCAATTGCGTTGTTGATTACGTGCGCGATTCCAATCATCAACACAGTTGATCTTGTTGCCAGCTTGATCTTCAAACGGTATTCGCGATTGTTTAAAGTGATTCTTCACACCAGTGGCTGTGATATCGAAATAGGTCAGACATCTTACTTTCATAATGTACCTATTTAACGACAAAAACAAACCCCGGAATAAATCCGGGGTTGTTGTCAGTAAGTTAATGCAGTATTAAATTACGATGTTGCTAATTTGAAACCAACTGCAGCGGCGCTGTTAAGTTGATATCCTGTTGCACTGATGTTTGCAACTGCCAAGAAAGCAGCAGCGTTAGCATATGCGCCAGTTGGATAGATACCAAAGCTGATCTGTGCAGCATCGACTTGATACATAGCAACTGTGGAAGTCTGCTGAACTGCTTGAATCACGTTACCAACATATTCGTTGACGCCTTGTTGTGTAGCAACTGAAGTGTTGGCTGTAACAGAGAAGAAGTCTAACTTAGGACCTGCTAAATTAACAGGGGTACCAGCGGTGCTGGCGGTTGGGTCTACTGGACCGTTTAGTACGTCAATTGCGTATACTGGTTGCGAATCACCATTGACTCGTGCGATTTGTGCCATTTTTAAATCTCCTAATAAGTGGGAACATTTTGTCCCTGCACTTATTTATACCAAATGACAAAAATACCACAGTACCTAATCTAGTTCGGGATTATTTTTAGCAAAGTTAGCAGCACTAAAACGCATACGATCTACAAATTTCATGCCATTGCCAACATAACCTTCATGCCCAGGTTCGTTATTAATACTGGCTTTTACATCTTGTGCTTGCGCATCCAACTGTCGCACCAACTGATTTTTAAGGCTAGAAATTTCCAAAAATGCTTGAAACAAGGCTGCTACAGCAGCTTTGTTTTCGGTTGCCCATTCAAATATTCTTGGTGCTTTTGCAGGTTCTCGTTGTTTTATCCATGATCCAAACCCACCAACTAAGTTATCATAGCTACCTGAACGCACACGACTATTGATATAAGTTTTAATTAGAGCAGGAAAATTGCTGATCTTTCTAGCACGTAATTCTGTGGGATCAAATAATCGATCCATTGCTGCACCGTACTGTGTCAACAGACTAGTAGCATTTTTGACAGTGGCATCATCTAGCTTGATCGAACGAGGTTCTTTAAGGCTAGGATCTAAAATCAGAAGTCCAGGACTGTCGTTTAAGGCAGCGGCACGAATGGCTGTGGGTGCTGCACCTGGGGCGGACAACGCAGTGTGGATAGCTACTGCAGCAGTGCTTTGGGAAATCTTCTTGCCCAGATCAGTATTGGCCGAAACTCTATAAGTTACTGTGTTGGGCGTAAACACATAGTCTGCACCGTCAAGTTTAGGTGTTGCACTGTACAGCAAATCACCTTGAATATAGCCTCTAAAATCCTGTGGTACAGCACGTCGCAACAACGGAAACAATCGTTGATAAACAGCAATCAATTCTCCTCGTTCACCGCCGCGCATGTTCATTATTTTTTCAATTTGCTCTGGATTGGTTGCTAATCCATCATACCCTTTTGCCCCAAATCCCGACTTGTCGGTTAGAACAAACTCTCCCGAAGGCTTGCGACCAAATATAATTGCCGGCTTGCCGTCCCATTTCACAGTGGTTTCTTGTGGATTCTGTGCAGCAGCAACAATCCCCGACAGGGCCTGCTTTAAACCAGTACTGGGACGCTGATCAAATATCATGTCTTCGGGGTGTTCGATTCTCACACCTTCGACAATGACTTGCATGCCTTGATTGACTATACGGTCGCGCAAGCGAGCCATCATGCTGACTTCGTTATATTCTGTGTACAGATCAGTATTTTCATTAACTAATCCATCGTCAAAAGGAATGCCTTCACGTTCCATGTGTGCCTTAAAGTCAGCAATTTTCTGCGCTTTTTTGGGATCTGCTTCCAATGCTCGCATAACAGATTCAACACTGTACAAATCAGCCACAGTGGCATTTGGGCTTAACAGCATTTTTGCCACCTGTGCTGGGTCGTCGGTGATCAGCTCATTAGTGGCACGATTCATAATGCCGTCGTTTTGATTGAGTTTGTAACCCAAGCTTTTGGCCATGCTGTTGAGCATGATATTACGTAGTGCACCTTTGTATTGGCTACTGGGATCGCTGCTTAATACAAACTGTGTCCACGCAGGTTTATTGCTGAACATAAAATCGGATTGAACAAATCCGTTCTTGGGATTCCCGCCAATGGCTGTGAGAAAATGCACAGCTGATCCAGTCTTTTTAATGTACTGTTTAGCATCCACTCCTGTGTCTGCTGCCCACTGAGCTAATAACGAAACCAGCTGATCCTTGGTCATTTTGCTGGCATCAACTGACAGATCTAAATCACCAGAATCGGCTTTACGTCCAGTTGAGCCTAACCATTTAACAGGTAACTTATCTCTGGGATCTTTTTCCGTAGTAAGGTCAAGTCCTGTTATCTTTTCTAGCCATCGAGCAGTGGGCATGACATCTGCCTGCTTGATTCTTTGTGTTAAAGGATTGCCAGCAGCATCCTTGAATACATTACCACCTTCGTTAATCTGCATCTGTGCGCCTTACTGTACGTGTAAATTTTTTGACATCTTTATCTCTGATTGCGTTCAGTAGTTTTCTAACTAAATTCTCAGCTTGAGCGGAATCATAGTCAGCTTCAATTTGTTCTATCAAACGTATAGCACTGGCTATTACATTGGAGGCGCGACTTTCAATTACGTAACGTCTGTCACGATCAGCATTTTTTTCTGTGTACAATGCATCTAATTCTTCTAAGATGCTGCGTGTTTTTTTCTGCATTTCCAGTGGCCTTTGAATTATTTATTAAAATTTAAGTCTACGCCGTAGATAGATTCTATGTTTGTATCTGTAACAATGGTATATTAACAGGATGTGTTAATATCCAATGTATTGCGTCAGCTACCAAATCCAACGATAACCACTTCTCGTGCCCGGATA